AATGTTATTCCCTTGAACAAAGAAGTATCTCTCTACATTTTGGGTTTCCTCTTTTGGAATACCCTCATCATCTAGGTAGAATTCTTCAATCCAATGACGTAAAAATGAATGATAAGATGGGTTAGTGCAAAGGAACATCTGAGGTTCGTGCGGTACATATGCATTACGCATACGAGAGAGCATGAATGTGATCATATTTTCATCAAAATCAGTAGCTTCATCATAGGCGACGAAACTGTACTGTGCGCCTTTATGGTCTAGTACATTGGAGGCATGTTGCATATGAGAGAACTTTAAGATAGCTTTGTTTGGGAAGATAATCTCTGTGTCTCTATGCTTAATCCTTAAATCAGGGTATATCGCGCTAAACATATTAACAGCTTCATGCCAGATACTTCCGGGTGCTACAAGCATCTTGGAATTTCGACGAAAAATACACCCCGTTGCCAT